TCAAACATACCCTGAGCATTTACACTAGTGGTTTGTTCTTGCCTTAATTTTTTAGAACTATAATTGTCACCTGATGCTCTTGATTCTAATGATCCTGTTGCCATAACTATCTCCTATATAACTATTTATCGGATTCATTAAAAGATGTTTTAATATTTATTTCTGGCTAAATATTACTTGACATATATATAATTCTGTGTATAATGTTGTTAATATCATTGGAGATTACATGGCTAAAAAAGTGAACTATTTAAACAACAAAGACATTTTGAAGCAAATACATATCAGTAAATTGACTTATTGTTATGTAAAAGACGAAAAATATGGTCAGCATGACATTATTTTAGAAGATGTTAAGAAAATTAATCGTAACAGTTTAAAACAAGCAAGAGAAAATAGAGCGGCTAAAATGCAATCTGAGGCATATCAGGCGGCAATGGCAGTTCATGATAAAAAGGATTACAAGAACAAACCAAAGCAAAAAGAGTTTGCAGTAGATCCTAAAAGCATTGCGAAAGAAGATATTGTTTTCAGAGTAATGACTATGGAGCATATTCCAGATGAACCTGGAAGAAAAAGAAATCCTAAGAATGAGGCTGAAACAAAAGCAAAAGTAAATTTTCCTTCTTTTAAACATTATGCTTATGTGAATGACGAAGTAACAGAAGTTGCTAGAAGTCATTGGAAGGGAAGTATAGGTAACGGTCATTTTAGTGTAGACCATGGACAGATATCTAATGAATTAGGAACTATGTTTTTAAAACTAGTAGAAAGATACAGTCACAGAGCAAACTGGAGAGGTTACACTTACGTTGATGAGATGCGTGGACAAGCATTAGTTCAACTTGCACAGATTGGATTACAGTTCAATGAAGCAAAATCAGACAATCCGTTTGCATATTATACTGCGGCAGTTAATAACAGTTTTACTAGAGTTTTAAATTTAGAGAAAAGGAATCAAACTATCAGAGATGATATTTTAATTGAACAAGGACATTTACCAAGTTACGGACGCCAAATAGCACACGAAGAACAAGTTCGTCAAATGCGAGAAGCGGCAGAAGAAACTAGTAATCAAACAACAGAATAATATTTATGGCCCAACTGTTTAAGACAGCGGCTTGCTTTACGGATATTCATTATGGCTTAAAGCAGAACAGCCGTTTACATTTAAATGACTGCCACCGATTTGTAGAATGGTTTATTGCAGAAGCAAAAGCCAGAAATGCAGAGACCTGTATTTTCTTAGGTGACTGGCATCATCACAGAGCAAGTGTTAATGTTGCAACAATGAATGCAACTATTAAAGATCTCAAATTACTCAACGACGCATTTGAAAAAGTTTACTTTATCACAGGTAATCACGATTTGTATTACAGAGATAAACGTGAACTTAACAGTATTGAATATGCTCGTGACTTATCTAACTTTGTAATGGTAGATGAACATTTCTTGCAAGATGATGTAGCAATTATTCCTTGGTTAGTAGGAAGTGAATATAAGAAAGTTGCAAAAATGGATTGCAAATATATGTTTGGCCATTTTGAACTTCCATACTTTAAAATGAATGCAATGGTAGAGATGCCAGACCATGATGGAATTAAAGCATCTATGTTAAGTGGACCAGAGTATGTGTTCAGTGGACACTTCCACAAACGTCAATACAAAAACAACATACACTACATTGGCAATGCTTTCCCACACAATTACGCAGACGTAGGTGATGATGAAAGAGGTGCTATGTTTTTAACATGGGGAGAGGAACCTTTATATGTAAATTGGGAAGAAGGTCCCAAGTATAGAGTGTTTACTCTAAAACAATTATTAGATGATCATCAAAACTTATTAGATGAATACACTTATGCAAGAGTAAAACTAGATGTTAGTATAAGTTATGAAGAAGCAAATTTTGTTAGAGAAAAATTTGCAGAGCAATATGGCGTAAGAGAATTACAACTTATACCTATCAAAGAAGAGGAAGAGTTTGAAGGCGGCGAAATAGAATTTGAAAGTGTTGACCAAATTGTTGTTACACAATTAGAAACAATAGAAAGTCAAACAGTAGATAAACAGACACTAATAGACATTTACAACAGTATCGAAACCGAATAATGTTAAAGATTAAAAACGTATCAGCAAAGAATTTTATGAGTGTTGGAAACAACACACAGGCAGTAAACTTTGATAACTGCCAACTTACTCTTGTGTTAGGACATAACTTAGACATGGGAGGAGATGGTAGTAGAAACGGAACTGGTAAAACTACTATAATTAATGCTCTCAGTTATGCATTGTATGGAGAAGCACTAACAAACATAAGAAGAGATAACTTAATCAACAAAACAAACGGCAAACAAATGATTGTTACTGTTGAATTTGAGATCGAAGGAAAAGAATACAGAATAGAAAGAGGCAGACGCCCTAATGTATTACGTTTGTTTGTAGATGGTAATGATGCATACGATCAAGAACAGCAAGGCGATAGCAGAGAAACACAAAAAGAAATAGAAAAAATAATTGGTTTTCCGCACAATATGTTTAAGCATTTGATTGCACTTAACACATATACTGAACCTTTCCTTGCAATGAAAAACAATGATCAACGTGATATGATCGAGCAACTGTTAGGTATTACTGAACTATCAGAAAAAGCAGAAGTGTTAAAAGCAAGAATGCGAGATACCAGAGACAGTATCAAAGAAGAAGAGATGCGAATTAATGCTGTAAAGAATGCAAACGAAAACATAGAAAAGAATATCAAAGAAATTGAAAGTCGCAGTAAAGCCTGGGAGGCAAACAAATTTAACAAATTACAAGAACTAGGCAATGCAATAGTAAAATTAGAAACTATTGACATAGACCAAGAAGTAGAAAAGCATAGCATTATAGAAGATGTGTCTACTAAAACATCAAACTTAAAAACATTACAAGCAGATCAAAAAAGATTAGAAAGCAGTATAGATAGAAGCAAGTCTAAACTGGATGAACTCAAAAGTAACCTTGAAAGTGCTAAAGAAGGAGTGTGTCCAGCATGTGAACAACCAACTGCTCACTTAGACACACATGAGGCTTATACACAAGAACTAGTAGAAAAAATCGAAACAGAACAAGATTACTATAATGATTTAGAATTACAACTTTTACAAACTTGTGGAGCAATAGATGAAATAGGTGAGATTCCTTCTATGCCTGATACAGAATATTCTAAACTAGAAGATGCTTTACAACACAAACACAATTTAGAAACAATGACTGAACAGTTAGGAGAGAAGGCAGACGAAGTAAATCCTTACACTGATCAAATTACTGGCCTAAGAGAAACAGGCATTCAAGATATAAGTTTTGACACAATGAACGAACTAACTTATCTACAAGAACATCAAGACTTCTTGTATAAGTTGCTAACAAGCAAAGACAGTTTTATTAGAAGAAAAATTATAGATCAAAACATTGCATACTTGAATCACAGGTTAGCATACTATTTAGAAAAGTTAGGCTTGCCACATGATGTTAAATTTGCAAATGACTTAGGTGTAGAGATTACAGAATACGGAAGAGACTTAGATTTTGATAATTTAAGTAGAGGAGAACGTAATAGACTTATACTTGGATTAAGTTGGTCGTTTAGAGATATCTATGAAAGTCTAAACAGGCCTATGAACTTGATGTGTATCGATGAACTTATAGATTCCGGTATGGACTCTATGGGTGTTGAGAATGCTTTAGGCGTCCTTAAAAAGATGTATAGAGAGCAAGGCAAAAATATAATGCTCATTTCTCATAAAGAAGAACTGGTCGGTCGTGTAAATAATGTATTGACAGTCGTAAAAGAAGGCGGCTTCACTATGTATAACACCGACACAGAGTATATTGATGCGTAGTCCATGGATTTATAAAACAGCACAAATAGATAAGTTACCAGAAGATTGTGAAGCATTTGTATATCTAATCACAAACAAAAAGAACGGCAAGAAGTATGTAGGAAAAAAACTTGCCAAATTCAAAACAACCAAACCTCCCTTAAAAGGCAAAAAGAATAAACGTCGTGGAACTAAAGAAAGCGACTGGAAAACTTATTGGGGTAGTTCAGATCATTTAAAAGAAGATGTAGAAAAGTATGGTGAGGAAAACTTTATCAGAGAAATACTGCATTTTTGTCCTAGCAGAGGCATTGCTAGTTATCTAGAAGCACAAGAACAATTTGAAAGAAAAGTTTTACTTACAGATGATTATTACAATGGAATTATCAATGTCAGAGTAGGTGGTTCAGAAATCCTTAAAGAACATCTCAAAAAGATATAACTATATATCGTAAAACACACATCAAGGCACACAAGGCACACCAAGGCAAACATAGGTCCATACACCACCCTATCGAGGCACATAATATCGATTACTTTGACAATCCGGCAATGGAGACACCCGGTGCGAGATTCTAGTATGTATGGCGGCAAAT